CATTTCGCATGTGGCGAGCCATTACGTTGACGAGTTCACGCAGAACTGCATAGACATCCGCCTGCTTGGCAGAGGTGTTCTCCTCAATCTCCTTAGAGATAGACTCGAGGTCGGCAACATCACTGACAACGGCACGTGCATAGAACTTGCCTTTGGTCTTACTCTTTGTGCGAACGTCTTGGTAAATCTTAAATTTTACTGACATAATACATTGATTTTAAGGGTTAATAAATAGATTTATATAAAGCTATGCTTTGGATGATAGAAAGCTATGCTTTGGACGATCAAAAGCTATGCTTTGGATGATCGAAAGCTATGCTTTGGATTTCTGTTCCTGCTGCTGTTCAAGAACCATTCTGAACAGTCGCTCTTTCTCTTGGTACTTTTGGAGGTTCCGCTTATCAGCCTCTCTTTTCTCTTTACGATCCTTGCGCTTTACGAATGACTTATAACGCTTGATGTTGTCGAGAACATTCTTGTGCTGGCGGAGGAACTCTGCTGGATCAGTGCGGAGCAACTTGATGAGTTGGGCTATCTCGGAGCGTCCGAAGAGTATCGGGTGTTTACAGAGGAACTTACCAGTATCGTTGAAAGATTGCAGCTCGGCAAATGCTTGAAGATTGCGGATGCGCAGCTCTGCCATTTCAGCAACAGCCTGTGCGGTGGGCTTCGTCTCCAGCAGTTCGTCGAGCTGCTTCATCTTGCGCCAAGTGTTGATGCGGTCGTTATAGATGACGGTTGCCATCTGCACGTCCGTATCAAGTAGGTTGTCCCAGTCTATTTTCGGGTACTCTTCTTCTTTTTTTTTGGAGTTGCTTTCGCCTTCTCCTTCTTAGAAGAATCGTCGTCCTTATCCTCTGAAGGGGCAGTAGGTCCCTCTGATGATCGCTCTGTAGGCTCATTGTCTTCAGAACCTTCTTCAGATGATTCATCGCCACCCTCTCCTTCCGATGGGTTCTCGTTGCCTTCGCCACCGTCAGTGTCTGGGCTTTCATCTCCATTGCTATTGAGTGTTTCAGGATTCTCGTTGCCATCTTCAGAAGAGTTGTTGGCGTTGATATTCTCATTATCCTCGTCGGCTGCTTGATTAGCATACTCACGTCGATTACGTACGATTTCGTCGTGCTCGCAATGGTCGAGAAGAAGGAAGAGTATCTCCTCGTGATTCTTCTCTGGAGCAAGGTCGAAGCGTGTGAAATCAGTAAGATGTGGTGCTTTCTCGTGCAGCAGGGTAAGGTCGGCTTCCACAACTGTGGGGCTAACCAACTTGTGGAAGTGCGTTAATTTCTCTTTTGCGCTGTACATAATTCTCAATTAAATAAGTAAAAAATAAGAGCCTTTCCCCCACGTGGTTTGCAACTCCCCTCCCTTTCGGGGAGGGGTCGGGGGAGAGGTTCG